CTTGGTCGACGTTGCCTCCAATCGCGGTGTTGCGAACCAAGTCCTCTCTTTTGATGAATAATGCCGTTGCCATATCTTATCGTGGGTTTACAAATCCTTGATTGGGCATATCAACAGGTCGCTTCGCTACGTTTGTAGGATTGGTCTCAAGTACCACGCCCTCCTTCTTTGCCTTGTTTACACTCACCTCTGCGTTGGGGTTGCCTACATCGGGAGTTACGCCTTCGCCTTTTGCCAAGTACGTCTTACGCATCCAAAAGTGATGACACCTTGCACCGCCCTTGTAAAGCCATATTGAATAGGTTGCTGCGCCTCTTGGCCCGAAACCTTCGTTGACGGCTTGACCATCCATGCGAAGCACATCTTCCTTGCGGTACACCTTGCCTGCTGCTACCATCTTCTTGCAAAACTCACGGCTATTGGTCTTTGTAGTTTCGGGAGCGTAAGCATAACGAACCTTGTACCTCTTGCCTTCGTCCGTTACGCCATCTTGGCTGCTATTGGCGTTAGGGAATGCGCTGCCTGTTGATGCGAATGCGTACTTGCTCAATGCCTGCTCCGCATCGTAGTCAACGGGTCTTTCATCTACAAGCTCCCATTCATCTTCGTTGATGACCTCACCTAATATCTCAAGCTCTGCGAACATGGCATCTAAATGGTCATCGCTTGGTTCTTGGCTTGATAGCTTCACACCCGTCTCCTCCTCACGGGTCTCCATATCCATAGGCGTTACTACGTCTTCGGTGAACTCCAAAGGTTGGAGTGTCTTAAAGTATAGGTTTAGGCTGATGTCGTTGTAGGCCAAGATTTGGTCTATGCCGTCAATAATAATCTCCTGCTTGGGGCGAATAACAAGGTTATCCAAAAGCGTAGAAGCGGTCTTTAATTCATCAGCGTTGTTGCCTAATCCCGAATTGTCCTTAATGCCCAATAGCATAGGGCTGACAATACGATGCGAAACCATTATCTTCTGCGTGGCTTCAGCACTCAAGAATTGGTACTGCTCCGCAGCATCCGATAGCTGAACGGGGTCAACCGTTGCAGCGAGGTCTTTGTTATCGTTAAACGCAAGGATGAACTTGCCCGAGTTTGAACTACCGCTAAACTTCGTGGCTATCTGCTGCTCTATGCTCCTGCGCTCCTCCTCACTCGGTACTCCGTTGTTGAAGTTGATAAGCATTGAAGGCGCAAGGCCGTTCTGAATGTTGTTGATGTGGTAGTTGGCAATCTCCTCCTCAAGTTCTGCGTATGGCAGGCCGCCTTGATAGTCAACGGGTGAGTAATAGTAGAATCCTGCTCGGTATGGTTTGATGTACAATATCTCTAACCCCTCTTTGCTTGTGCCAAATGCAGGGATGCGCACGGGAGTCTCTCTCCTGCCTTTTACATCTTCCCAATCCTTTGCGTAGTAGTAAGCCTCAATCTCTCCGTCTTCGTTGCACCTTGCGGCTCGTAGCGTCTCTACGGGGATGTGCTGCACCTCTACAATCATATTGTGGTCTTGGGAGTACACGACCTGCATACTGCATTGCCCCATCATCACATAGTCAGCAACCACCTTCTGCAAGCAGGCTTTCGTGAACAAGCCACGCATCGCTGCGTACTCGCTCGGCTTCTTGGCAGAGTCCGTAGCATCCAAGCCCTTACCAAAGGTCATATCCATCAAAGAGTTGAGGATAGCGTTGTTGGTGGGTGAGCCGTTGTAGCGGTCAATTAGATACCCGAAGTAGTCGTTGTTGTCTCCGTATTCTACATAGTCCTTCCCTTGCACCTCTTTAACAACAGGTGTGGTGTAGGAACTGAAGTTCACAACGTGGACTTTAGATGATGATGTACTCATTGTCATAGCTTGTTTCTTCGGTGTAGACGTTTTGGTTCACCGTAAATTTCTCGTAGTCTGTTTGCGAAGTTACGAATACCCTGTCCCGATATATTAGATTTCCCGATGCAAATACCTTCAAGCCATAGAATCTATTGTTGACAAGGCTGAACGTGCCTGTAAGGGTCATAAAACCATTAGCAGAGGCAGCAGTAACCGCAGGTGTTGCGGTGGTGTTTGTTGATTCATCAATTAAGGCAATCGTAACGCTCGCAGGGAATGTGCGTGGTATGATTACAATCGCTTGGGGCGAGGCTGATACTTGAAGGATATGCATCTTAAATAAATAACCTTTTACTTTGGATTTGTTTGAAAATAGAAAAGGGGCTTACGCCCCTTCAACTATTCTGCCTTGCGGTAGGTTACGAGTTAGAACCCACTACAATCGTTTCAACTGCACCTGCAAGTCCTGCGAATGGATTGGCAACGGTAGCACCTGCGATGAAGTTAGCAGGAAGTTGCTCCTGTCCCTCCATTGTCAAAGTGTAGCCCGATAGGTCACCCATAGCAGCACCCGTTACAATCGTTCCACCTGTTACTTCGGCTCCGTAATTCAGACCCATCATAAAGGCGTTGCCGTTGTAGTCTTGTACCACAACATAAGGCCTTCCATAAGCAAGCAACTTCAATTCTTTGTTGTCCTCTTTTGTCAGTTTGGTCAACGTCAAATTCAAAGTTTGCGTGAAGAAGGTAGTACCATTCTCACGGCTTGAGTTAAAGGTCTGCTCAAAAGAGCTATTGCCTTTTACAAGATATTGGTAAGCAGAAAAAGTTCCGCTGATATTGGTAATCTCATCGTTGGTGAGGGTAACAGTACCCAAGTCACCGAAATCTACAAAGTACACCGCATAAATTCCTCCGACAACGTCTTTACACGGAACCGCACGACCTTTAGTTAAATCACAAGCCATTTTATTTTTGTTTTATTAGAATTAAAAAAGAGGGCGAGGACATAGCCCAAGCCCCCTCTTGATTTACATTAACTCGGATTAAGAGTAAAGGACTACGTCAGCTCCGATGCCGTACTGAACTCCTGCGAAGAAGCGTAGGATAACACGGATGTTGTCTGAACCGTCAAGGTCAGCCATATCAAGTACACGGACTTCGTTGCGCTCGTTCAAAAGACCTGTTCCGAAGAATAGGTTTGAAGCTTGAGCAGCAACCATCTTGTTTGAAGGTAAGCCGTTACACATAACAACCTTGATGCCGTCAAAGAACAAATCTCCTTGACCATACCACATTGTGCCTTTGTTGTCAACACCGTTGGCTCCAAGACCTGAAGTTCCGAACCCACCAAGAGCGCGTACATAAGCCTTCGCTACGTTTTGTGGGACAAAGATTTGCAGGTCTTCTTTTCCGTAAAGGGCAGAAGGGATTGCATCAGCAACTTTACCAAGCTCGGTGATTACGTTTGCAGCAGTCACGGTGGTAGCGGTTACGTCAATAACGTCAGAGTCAGCAGTCATCAAAGAAAGGAATCCGCTAAATTCTCCTGCACTTGCAGCAGTTCCGTTCCAAATGTTCTGCTCAATCTTTTGGGCAGTCTTTGCAGCAACGTGGGCGATTAGGAAGTCAGCAAAAGAAGCAGGGATGCTATCGTAGGCAGAGAAGCCCATCTGACCACCAATCCAAGAATCGTAGTAGTCTTTTTTGCAAAGCTGCAAGTTCACTTGGAATGGCTCAACCTCAAGGATGCGGTCGGTCAAAGTCAAGGTAGAAGTTGCATCAAAATCACAAGTTGCATCTTTTACGATGTCGTTTGTGTTAACCTTCTGAAGGGTGGTGCGGTAGTTTACGTTTGGAAGAATCTCAATGAGACCTTTGTCAAGCGTGTTTGCGCTCAAAAGAGCAGCAGAAATATACTTGGAAGCAAACGCTCCTGCATAATTCGTGGTGATTGAAGTAGTTGTAGCCATTGTTTATTTGTTATTTATTCATTCGTGCAAGGACTCGGTCAATCGTCTTTTCGGGGCGGTTGGCACTCATCTTTTGGACTTGCTTTGTTTCGGGGTTGTGCTTGATGGGCTTCGCAGCAGGTGCGGCAGATAGTTCAGCCTTGATAGCTGACATCTCCTCCTTCTTGGCGTAACCGCCCATCTCCTCACGCATTCCTTTCATCTCCTCACGCATCATTGCAATCTCCTCGAGAACCTTCTCAATGATTGCGACTACGGCAGGGGCTTCTTCTACTTCCTCTGCAAGTTCGGTAGATGCTGCGGCCTCAACCTCAACTTCTACTTCCTCTGCTTCGGCAGCAGCTTCTTTGATTTCAGCGATTACGCCTTCTTCGGTGATAACGAGTACACGACCATCTTCAAGGAGGTGTTCGCCAACAGGAGCAGCAACGCGGTCTTCGCCACTAATGACAAATACTTCGTTACCTGCTTCAAATGATTCTGCCTCAAGAACGGCTCCGTTCTCAAGTGTCATTTGCTCAAACTTAACCTCACGGATGGAGGACAGTTCGGCAAGGATGCGGT